GATAATGTGTAAGTTACTGTGGAATTATCTCCAGTAAATGTCTGTGAAGACGGCAGTGTATTTTGATCTTGAGTTACTACATTGTTGAGTTGATAATCGCTAATCAATGCTGTAAGTTCAGCTTCAGTAACTACCTTATTAGTTAATGTAGCTGGGCTATACACTTTTGTTTCAGTAATAATTTCAAAAAGTTCTGAACCCTTGCCCCATAGGCGTCCATCTAGTGTATTCATTGCCAATTCTCCAGTTAGTAAGCCTGCATCTGCGGCGGTTTTTCCAGAAATATTGGTTCTTTTTAATCTAATATTTTGTGCCATTGCTAACTTCTCTGTATATACAGAGTCCTTATTTTTAAATTATGATAGTTTAAAGTCCGGGAATATGTATTCCCAGACTGTTTTTACTATTTTTCTTTTAGAACGTTCCACCATCAACGGTGTTTGAATTTACCCATGCAGTACCTGACCACATAATCATATCAGATGTTGCAACATTTGTAAATGTAGTATCTGAGTGTTGATCTAATGACTGGTTTGTTAGTGAGTTTGTTAGTGCATCTAGGTCATCAGTATCCAAAATACGCACATCTGTACTATCTGGACCAGTTGCATCAGTTGCATCTTTTGTGATATACCAAGCATCAGCTGTTTCGTTCCAAAATAATGCTACGTTATCTGCTGTGCCACGTTGAATCTCAATACCGCCATTTTGTGTTGGCGCACCAGTTTCGTCACTGTTTAGTAGAATAATTGCATCACCAATGTTAACTTCATTTGAGTTAACTGTTGTAGTTGTGCCTGTTACTGTTAAATCACCAACAATACTTGTGTTACCATTAATTGATGTTACACCATTAATTGTGATTGTGTCAGTTGTTTCGTTACCTAATGTTGTGTTACCACGTACATCCAAGTCACCAGTTAGTGTAAGTGTTTCTGCTGCCAAGTCAACAGCTACGGTTGCATCGCCTGCAACACTTAATGAACCACCAACAAGAACATCACCTGTGAATGATGATTGGCCTGATCCATTTACTGTAAGTACACCACCAATAACTGCATTACCAGTTTCTGTTACTTCAAAAAGGCCTGCGCCTGCTGAGTCAACTACTTGGAATACATTTGTGTTTGCATCTCCCAATGCAACTGTTGTACCTGAGTTAATTGTTGTTACGCCGTTAAAGTCTGTTAAACCATTGACAGTTAGTGTATCTGTTGCTTCGTTACCTAGCGTTGTGTTGCCGTCTACTTGTAAGTTACCTGTTAATGTCAGTGTATCTGCAAGCATATCAACTGCTACGGTTGCATCTCCGTTAACTGATAGTGATCCACCAATTAAAACATCACCAGCAAAACTTGATTGACCACTGCCGTTAACTACTAATTTACCGCCAATAACTGCATCGCCAGTTTCTGTTACTTCAAAAAGTCCTGCACCTGCTGAATCTAGTACTTCAAATACATTTGTATTTTCGTCACCTGCTGCAATAGTTAATGATGAGTTAATTGTAGTTTTACCGTTAACTTCGCCACCTGTGCGTTTGTTTAGGTAGCCGATTTCAGATCCGCCTGCTACTGCATCATTACCAAAAAATACTTCAAGGTTATCAGTTGTGTAGATAAGTTCACCATCAACTGGTGTAATATTTGGACGGTTTGATTCTAAACCGCGCTTTAGTTTAATTGTTTGCGACATATGCGCTCTCCTATAAATTAATTACTAGCTATATTCACCACAATCAATGATGAGGTAATCTATATAATTCTTTGTTGTTAAATCACCGTCTTCGGTTATTTGATCTTTGTTTACAGACGGGGCGCTTACTACACCTGATTCTGAAATTTCAAAAGCATTTTGTTTATTGTCTCCGTCTGCACCAATTCCTACTTCTAAAATAGAAGTATCTTTTGCTACGTTGTATTTACCCGTAACAAAAGAATGTGCTACTGTTGTTTTTTGTGTTGGTCCTACTGCAAAATCATTTTCAGCATATTCAACAACTGTATTAATTGTTACATCTTCACCTTGGGTTACTGTGATAGTACCAGTAGCGCCTCCAGTAATTTCATGTGTTACTTGTTTTGTTGTAAATGTATGTGCATTTGAAGATACTTCGTCTATAGCATCTTGCACATTAGTAGAAGAAAGAGTACTACCTGATGAGTCATAATTAATTGATTCTGAATCTAAGTTAAATTCAACCCAATTTGAGTTCTCAATTCCATTCTCTAATTTATATAATTTTTTGTCCGATTGGACATACACTAGCATCCCGTCTGTTCGTCGGGCTAGTGTAATTGAATTTCTCTCTAATAAATCTAAAACTTCTCGATACCCGCCTTTGCCATACACACTACTGTGCGTTGCATATATGTCTGCGGTATCAGTTGGAGATATAGTACCTGTTACATTTACTGCGCCTGTTATTAGAGCCATCTTTTTTCCTTAACCTATTCTCACTGTCAATGAACCAACAATCGGGTTAGTTGTTCGGTGAACATAGTAATCATTGCTAACGCCAAACTGATTAGTAATGTTTAATGTTGATGCAGGCTCCATTGCTACTGCAAAACCATTAATTGCATCTTGAAAAGTATTTTTTAAACCAAAACTAGTTGGGTATGCAAAGTATTTATAATCTTGGGCAGTGACAGATTTATTTCCAGAAAAATTAGAATCTAATGATGTTGAGGTAAGTGCTTTAACTTCAGTTTCAGTTAAAGATGTACTTGGGCTTGTCCCGTAATAGGTTCTCCATTTCCAATTTACATTAAATGTTCTTGATATAGATTGTCCACGTGTATTTTGGGCAGATAATTTCCAGGTATTAGAACTTGCAGACGTTTTAATAATTTCAGCGCCGATATCAATTGATTCATTATTATCATTAGTAAGTGAAACTGCGTATACATTTCCAGAAGTTAAATCTTCAATTGAAATACTATTTGTATTAATATTTACATCATTTGAAATATCCCAATTAAATGTAGTTAATCCACCAGGTACACTATCGCCAACTTCTAATGTTGTTGATTGTCCAGGTATAGAAAATGAAGTAACTGCTGGGTATTGATATGGATATAGAAGATTTTGAAATAATTGTTGTAGTGTTGCATCGTCAAATGTGGAGCCTGGTTCATATCCACCAACTTCTTCTGGCATAGGAGTGCTATTTGTAAATAAAAATGTGCTGTTTGTTATTTCAGAAATAAGTTGGTTTTCAAGATACCTTTTATTAACTGCATCTTGTTCATCAACTGGATCATCCAATTCTACAATACGCTTATCACTGACACCAATATTTGCATTGGCACTATCCAGTACCAAATTCTCATCAGTTGACGTAATTTTATTTGTAGAGTGGTTTAAATTAATTGCCACAAGTTATCCTCCGCACGTTTGGAAAAATTATAAAACACTAGCTCTAAAGGTATTAATAATTACCCATCCCAAAATATCATTAGCATACATTAGTGTAATACTATCACCTGTATTTGTCAATACAAAGCTGGTATACCCTAACGAAGTTGTTGGAGTTATTTGTACTGGTGATGACAGATCTGATGCTACGATAATTTTAATTTGACCAAATTCTTGACTGGCTGGGTTTGGTAGTGTGCATACTGCTGGTGAGGTAGTATCTATATAAGATACTGTCGTTACAGTACTTACAACACCAGAAACTATATCATTTTCACCTGAAGATAGTAAAATATTTTTAGCGTAAATATTTTTCCATTTGCTATTGGGTGAGCCTAAATTATATTGTGAACTAATTGCTGGCACAACGTCACTGTTAATACCACTATTAAATGTAACAGTTCCGCCTGTATTTCCCAAGGTAATAACATCTCCGTTTACTAAGAGTGTACCACCAATATATGTATCGCTTTCAATGTATGCACCACCTGAAACATTTAGTGCAGCTTCACCATTTGCTGGAGCTGACAAATTAATATTGTTTGTTGATAAAATATTTAATGTTTCAGTTAAATCAAAATTTCCCAAGGTTGACAGATTTCCAGTGACCGTCATGTTACCTACAACTTTGTATTCTTCGTTGTCTGGCTTTACAATAGTCGCCATTATCTTCTCCTTATAAGCTAAATTTTTGTTCTTCCTATACTTTTATTTATCCTTTTATATACATTGATAATTCATAAAAAAACAGGACCCGAAGGTCCTGTTTGATATTAAGTATTCTAGTAAAAACTTACTGGAATGATAGTGCGCCAGAGTTAACACCGATTTTAGCTAGGTAGTCTGCTGCGTTACCAAGTGATGAAGCCTGGTTGTTTAGCTCTACATAACCGTAACGTGTCATGAATGACACTGTTGGTTCGAATGTTGCTGGGTCTAGTACTGTGCCTGATGACATTAGCGGGATGTATGGGCAATAGAACGCTGCTGCATCCATTTCGCCTTCGCCTTTGTAGCCAACTAGGATATCAGTTGCGTCATTTGCATACTGGTCTACAAAAACACGCATTGTGTTGTTTAGTGTACCAACAAATTTCGTGTTAGTTGGTGCTTCGAAAGGACCTTCTGTTGTACGAGCAAATGCTGAAGTTGTCGCTGACTGTAATACAGTTAGCATTGTTGGTGAAACTACTACGTAGTTACCTGCGCCACGACGTGTGCGTGTTGCAATTAGGTTAGCTGCGCGGTTGATTAGAACTGCTAGAGCTGCGTGTTGGTCACCAACGAAAGTTGCTTGACCTGATACGTTACCTTGGTCGTATGTGTCTGTAGCTGTACCAGCTAGAACACGTAGAGAACCTAGAACTTCTTGGTCGATCTCTGCTGTGATTTCTTGTGCTAGTGCTTGCATGATTTCAGCTTCTACGTCTAGACCGTGCATTGAGTTAGCATCTTGTGCTGCTTCAAAAGTCCAACGTGCTGATAGCTTGCGTGTTTTTGCTTCTACAGTCTGTTTTAGTACCTGGATACTTAAACGACGACCAGCTTCTGCTTCCATTGAAGCTGTTGAAGATGGGCCACCTGTTGATGCGTCACCTGAGTAACCTTTTGCAATTGCAAACGGTGAAAGAGCTTCGTCACCAGCGTTAACGCCAGCTGCTGTTTCTGAGTAACGTACACGTAGTGTGTGGATCTGACCTACTGGACCAGTCATTGGCTGTACGCCAACTAGTTCGTTAGCAATAACCGTTGGCATTACGCGACGGATTACCGGTAGGATAACTTTGTTCATTGTGGCAATGTTGCCAGCCATTGTTGAGCCTGAGGCTGCAGATTCTGAAAGATAGCTCTTTGTGTTTTCAAGAACTGACTCCATTACTACCTTTTTGTTGCCTGTCAGACCGTCAGTTAGGGCGCCTTTTGTTACGTCCCAATTTTCGAATAAATTCTGTGACATTTTGGTATTCTCCTTATTATTTGATACCAGCTAGTTTTTTAAGGTTTATAATTTCGGCTTCGCTTTCAGATGTCTGTGTGCTGGCCTTATTACCTGTGATCTCAGTCTTCTGAGATTCATTTAATGTACGTGATTTTGCTGTTGCACTGCTTTCGTTTAAAACTGTTGGCAGATACTTATTAAAGGCAGCTTGTAACTTGTTAGTTGCTACTGACTCTAGTAAGTTTGACATTAATTCACGTTTGTCTTTTGATAGGGGTGACATTAAAGTTGCAAGTGTTTCCTTGCGTGTGTTTGACTCTTGAATGCGTTTTGCACTCTTGTT